CATTCTAGCAATACATCCTTAAAAATAGTATTTGACAAGAAACCTCAACTTAGTTATAATTTCGTTAATAAAAATGGAAAACCAAAAAGTATGGCGGCACTAAAAAGAGACAAAGTTAAGTATATTAGAGACAAAGCAAAATCTAAATACGAAAAAGGAAGTGCTTGCTATATTTGTAATAGCAAAGAAAAGTTAGACTTCCATCACTTTTATAGTTTAAGTCCTTTGCTTACTCAGTGGCTGAAAGAAAAACAGGCCATTCGACCAGAGCATTATACTGACGAATATATCGTAGTATGGAGAGATGAATTTATAGAAGAAAAGTGGGCAGAATTATACGAATACACAGTTACATTGTGCCACGACCATCATTTACAATTACATTCAATTTATGGTAAAGATCCTTCTCTAGCTACAGCAAAGAAGCAAGAGAAGTGGGTAGAAATACAGAGAACTAAACATGGCGTGGTATGATAGACTGCTTGGCAGAAGCCCAAAAGATTCAGCAGAAGAAAAGCTGAATCCTATTCAGCAGTTTTTTGGCAATGACAAAGAATCTTCTCGTGAGTATACACAAAACTACGAGCAGTTCTATGAAACTCTGGAAATTGTAAATAGGGGCGTAAATCTTATAGTGGATGATGTAGCAGAAATTCCTGCTACTGTTACGGGAGACACTGTGCCCGGGGTCGTAAAGGGTATAAAAAGGTCTCGAGTAAATATTCTTCTAAATCAAGACCCGAACCCTTTTCAAGACATTAGCTCTTTTAAAAGGAATCTAATTACAGACTATTTGCTAGATGGAAATATATTTATTTACTTTGATGGCGCTCACTTGTACCATCTTCCAGCAGACAATGTAACCATTCATGCTGACTCAAAAACATTTATTGAAAAGTACACATATAACGATATAACTTATTCTCCTAGCGAAATTATTCATATCAAAGAAAATTCCTTCTATTCTATTTTTAGAGGGACTTCTCGACTGAAGCCTGCAGTAAGAACAATGCAACTTACTGCAAATATGCGTAAATTTCAAGATAACTTTTTTAGAAACGGAGCAGTTCCAGGTCTTGTATTAAAATCGCCAAATACATTATCTGAAAAAATTAAACAACGTATGCTCGAATCCTGGACTGCTCGTTATCGTCCAGATGCAGGCGGTAGACGCCCTCTCATTCTTGATGGAGGTCTAGAAGTAGATCAAATTTCGAATGTAAATTTTAAAGAATTGGACTTTCAATCGGCGATTACAGAAAACGAAAAAATTATTTTAAAAGCATTGGGAATACCTCCCATACTTATGGACTCAGGTAATAATGCAAACATTCGACCAAATATGAGAATGTATTATCTTGAAACAATTCTTCCTATTGTAAGAAAAATTAATGCGGGGTATTCAAGATTTTTTGGCTTTCAAATTAAAGAAGATGTAACAGATATACCCGCACTGCAACCAGAGTTGCGAGACCAAGCTCAATATTACTCAGCTTTGGTAAATACAGGAATTATTTCTCCAAATGAAGCACGAAGTGCTCTTGGATTTGATTCTGTAGACGGATATGATGATTTAAGAGTACCTGCAAATATTGCAGGTAGTGCAGCTAACCCGGATGAGGGAGGACGCCCTGTAGATGGCGACGAACAGTAAAAAATTAAGAGTAACTAGAGAATTAGGACTATATTTTGCAGAGAAAGGAAAAATTCTTCCTGCTAGAGAATACAAGCGAGTTACTGACCGCCCTAAGTTTTTAAGTTTAAAAGAAATCGTAAAAGTTATGGGTTCTTATACTACAGCAGTAAATTGGATTGATAAGTATGAGCCTGAACTATGGGACACAATACACAGTGTCAAGCCAGAGCCAGTATCACCATTAGAGAAACTGGCACAACAAGGGAAGAAGAATGGAAAAGATATTTAATCTTACCTCTACCTTCAAAACTTTGGAAGAAGATGATGGAGGAGTCCATATCTGCGGTATGGCAAGCACTAGCGATCAAGATAGAGCTAATGACATCATCGCCGCAGAGGCTTGGACAAAAGGGGGTTTGAATAATTTTGAGAAAAACCCAATTATTCTTTTTAACCATGATTACAATAAGCCCATTGGTCGTGCAACGGGGTTGAAAGTAACCGATAATGGTTTAGAACTTAAAGCAAGAATCTCAAAGTCTGCTCCCGACCATGTAGCAGAACTAGTTAAAGAAGGTATCCTTGGAGCTTTTTCCGTTGGTTTTCGAGTCAAGGATGCTGATTATATTAAGGAAACTGACGGATTAATGATTAAGGATGCTGAGTTGTTTGAAGTATCAGTTGTATCGGTACCATGCAATCAAGCAGCAACTTTCTCGCTCTCGAAGTCTTTTGATTCGATGTCTGAATACGAAGACTTCAAAAAAACTTTCAAAAATCGTGTAGATCTAGCCGGTCAGTCTCTGGCTAAAGATGAAAATTCATTTGAAGCTAGTGATACACCGGGTGGGGATAAAACCCTAAAGGAGAAAAAAATGTCGGAAGAAAAGAAAACTCCCGAAATCGACTTGGAAGCATTCGCTAAGAAAGTAGCTGATGAAACTGCTGCTACCATTGCGATGAAGCAAGCCGAGCAAAAAGCAGCTGAAAAAGCTGAGCAAGAAAAAGCTGCTGCTGAAGCCGCTGCAAAAGAGGCTCAGGAGCAAGAAGTAAAGTCAGCTATTGCAGTTGGCGTTGAAACTGGTGCCGAGCGTCTGGTAGCAGACCTTCAGAAAGAGTTTGAATCAGAAAAAGCTGATATCGCTGAAACTCTTCAGAAGTACAAGTCTGAGCTGGAAGAAAAAGCCGCTGAAATCGAAGCTATGCGTAACAGCAAGCGTGATTTCTCTGGCCGTAAGCAAGGTGGCGACCTGACTAAGTTCGGTAAAGAGTTCCTTGCTGCCCACGTACTTGGTAAAGTAACTGGCAAAGGTTGGAACACTGACTACGGTCAATCCGTTCTGGAAAAAGCAGAAGTCACTTATACTTCTACAACTTCCGCTGGTATCGATGTAATCGTTTCTAGCCAGTTTGAAGAAGAAGTTCGTCAAGCTCAAAAGATTGCTCCGGCTTTCCGTGAAATTCGAGTAACTTCTGGTGCGACTGTTCTGCCAGTAGCTCCTGATACTGAGCCTGCAAACTGGGCTTCTACAGGCGCTGAAGTAGCTGCAAACAACCTGGAAGAAGCTGGTGCTTCTGACAATAACTACAATGTTAATCAGGTAATTCTGCAAGCACATCGTTTGATTTCAAGCACTTTTGTGACAAACGATACTGACGAGCAAATCGTTATTTCTGTATTGCCGATGATTACATCTGCTCTTGCACGAGCCCACGCTATTGCTATCGACAAGGCTATCCTTGTAGGTAACTCTGGTGGCTTTAATAAGGGTCTTGTAGGTGCTGCTGGTACTGATGATACCAACGGTTATGCTTCTACTTCTGCTCTGACTGCAATTGATGCGTCTGACACTACTGAAGTAACTCCTGCAACTCTTCTTGCAATGCGTAAAGAAATGGGTAAATATGGTCTTGAGGCTTCTCAAGTTGCCTATATCCTCCCAACTGACGCATACTATGAGCTGATTGATGCCTCAGGTTTCACTGACATCACTGAAGTAGGCTCTGATCTTGCAACTAAGGTAACCGGTATGGTTGGTACTGTATACGGTTCTCCTGTAATTGCTACAGATCAACTGGCGTACAACCTGGCTTCTTCCGGTTCTCCGACCACTACTGCAGCTCTGGCTGTGTATATGCCTAACTATGTAGTTCCTCGTCTGCGTGGCGTTAACGTAGAAACTGACTACATTGTGAAAGAGCAGCGTACCGTACTGGTCGCAACTCAGGCTCTTGGCTTCAATGAGTTGGTAGCAGCATCTGGCAGCAACAAGCCAGCTATCCGTCTGCCTTACGCCTAATAGCTAACTAGCTATGGATCTTAGGGGGAGTTTTCTCCCCCTAAGTTTTTACTAATTTATTTATGGCAAATTTAATCACTTTAGAAGAATATAAAACGGCTGAAGGTATTCAATCTCCGAAAGAAGATTTGCGTATCGAAGCCTTAATTCCGTCCGTAAGTCAATTAGTAAAAACTTATTGTGGAAATAGTATTGTAGATTATTATAGCACTAATAAAACAGAAGTTATAAATATAAACTGGGATACTTATATTGTACAGCTTACTGAAAGTCCTGTAAATACAATAGTATCTGTAGAAGAAAGAGAAACGTATCAAGAAAGCTATACTACTCTTACTACAGGTGCCTATGAGTATTACTTAGATACTGCTACAGATAGCCTTCTTCGAACTACTGGAGGCTCAGTATATAGAAACTGGCCAAAGGGGCCTGGAGCTGTTCGAGTAGTATACACTGCAGGGTATGAAACTATTCCTTCAGACCTTCAACTTGCAGTAATTGATCTAATTACTTACTATTTGAAAGACGAGCACAAAGAGCGAAAAACTCTTGCAGGTGCTTCCGTACAAAACCAGGCCAGTACTAGTCAGCGAAATAATGTTGCTTTTCCTGACCATATCAAGCGTGTGCTTGATCTTTATAAGAATTTCTAATGAGTAAAGCATTTGTAGATAGATTACTAAAAGAAATGCTGTTTAAAGTTTCAGGAGATATTTCAAGAAAGAAAGTAGACGCTTTGCCTCAAGTAGTTACTGTTACAAAAAGTAATCTTGCACAAGGAATAAAAGAAGGATACGAAAAAACTTTAAAAAATACAGCCCCTACACTTATGGACGCAGACTTTGAAAGAGCTGCTGGAAAGGGAATGCAAAAGTTAATAGCTTATTTAAGTAAAACAAAAACTCTTAGTAGATTAAAAACAAAAGAAAGTAATAGTACAAAAGTAGTTTTTACTCAACCTAGAACTATAAAAGGCCCTTTTGATACTATGAAAAAGGGAGCTATTCAAGAATTATCGACTATTTTAAAAGAAAAAGGTCTTGAAGAGATAAGTAAAACAGACTCAAGTAAAATTATGCTAGGAGTTGAAAGACTTCACCAAGAAAAAACTACTGTAGGCACTGCACAGTTAGCTATTATGGTAAAAATGTTGAATGCTTCTCAAAGCATGGCTATAAAAGATTTTATAAATAGTGAACAGGCTCAAGAAATAAGAGATATTTATGATAACATAAAAGGAATTTATAAAGTTACTAGAAGGGGGTCGAATTATAGTATAAAACAAGAAAGAGAAGTAAGTATTCTTGTAGATGCCACTTCAAAAAACTATCCTGGGTCAGAAGACTATGACTGGGCAAATCTTAAACCAAAACTACAAAAGGCTTTTGATGCTTGGGCAGCAAAGACAGATTGGTCAAGTCATAAAGGAAGTAAGAGTCCGAAGGAAGAAGCTACAGAATTGACAGAATATGCTATTATTAATGAGCTTTCAAAAATAAAAGGAGCAAAAGTCTCAAAAAAAGTTTCTAGACCTAAAAAAGATAAGAATAAAGAAAATACTGTTAAATTGGCACAAAAAACTTTATTAGCCAATAAAGCTCAAAAAGCAAAAAAGGCGAAAACAACAAAAGTTAGGAAAAAAGTATCTTCGACTAGTTTTTCACAAACTAAGTTATATGCTGCTCTAAATGCTAAAATTAATGCCACAGTAGCAAAAAATATGGGCGAACCTGCCTTAGAGTATCAAACAGGTAGATTTGCTAGCAGCGTAAAAATTACTGATGTAAGTGTTACTCCACAAGGGTTTCCTTCAGTTGGATATACTTATCAACTTTATCCTTACCAAACTTTCGAGCCGGGATTCGCTCAAGGAGATGTAGATAGAGATCCTAGAAAGCTTATTGATAGGTCTATAAGAGAAATAGCAGCACAAATGATAATGGGAAGATTGTATACTAGGAGACAGTGATGGCTACAAGAACTTATACTACTAGAAGACAATCAATTATTAATGCTTTAGTAGACAAGTTAAAAGGAATAGATGGTACAGGAGAATATCTTACTAATCTGTTTAATAATGTTCATCCAAGACTTAAGTTTTGGGATGAAATAGAGGAATTTCCCGCAGTTCACTTAAATGCTGGAGGAGAAACTAGACAATATCAAGGCGGGGGCTACAAAGACCGTTTTATGAGTGTAACTCTACGATGCTATGTAAACTCTGAGGATGCCGTAGAAGATTTAGATAAGCTAATGGAAGATGTAGAAGTAGTTTTGGAGGATAATTCAAGATTACAATACACAGATAGAAAGGGTAGTACTCAATATACTCACCAAATCACAATTATCAGTATTGATACTGATGAAGGTGTACTTGAGCCTTATGGAGTCGGTGAAATGACGATAGAGGTTCGATACTAGAAAATACTGGCACGAACAAACGTTCAAATCCAAGTCTTTTCAAGAAATAGGAGAAACTAATGGCTGAAAATTTGTATTTTTCACGCGACACGAAAGTGTTTATCGAATTCGATAGCACTGTATGGGAATTGCCAGTTCTTGATGGATTTAGCTTTTCTCAAGCAACCAATTCTACAGAGATTACTCTGGCAGAAATGGAAAGCTCTGCAGGAGTTAGTCGACGAGGTCGTCGCGCTTTTAACGACTCTTTGGCACCTGCTGATTGGAGTTTTTCAACTTATGTACGTCCTTATGTTTCAGCGGGTACAGGTACTGGAGCCGCTGACGATGGTACAAATCATCATGCAGTAGAAGAAATTTTGTGGGCACTGATGGCGGGTGCAAATAACTATGATTCTACTGATTATGACTTTGATAAAGGTGGTACTGCTGTAACTGTTCATGATGGTACAGATCTTAATATTAATTTCGATTCTTCAAACACTAGTACTATAGGTACTTTTAATATTTATTTCGTTCTTGGAGCGTCTAATAGGAAGGTATACAAAATGTCTTCTTGTGTTGTAAATGAAGCAACAATCGATTTTGATATTGATGGTCTTGCAACTATTAACTGGGCAGGCTTTGGCTCAGAAATTGTTGATATGTCTGGCTCTACTATTGAAGATACTGTACAACCTACTGATGGTGATACCACTAATGATGGTACCGCTATCGCAGTAGGAGACGTATGGCTAGATTCAAATGATAGTTATCGACTTTATGTACTTACAAATGTAACTGCCTCTTCGGAAGCTTCTACTGCTTTGGTGTATGAAGATACGAATGCTACCGATAACTTTATTCGAAATCGATTGACCGTTCTTACAGTTGTACCTACTTCCCAGGATCCTGATTCAGATGGTACTAATGAACTTGAGTCAAGCTATAATCTTACTCTTACTGGTGGAAGTATTAATATTACTAATAATATTACTTACATTACTCCTGAAGAGCTTGGTAAAGTAAATCTGCCTTTCGGTCACGTAACTGGTACTCGTACTGTAAATGGCAATTTTACTTGTTATCTTAATCGAACAGATTGGGCCGATGCTAGTGTGGATGAATCAGCTAACTTCTGGGAAGATATGAAGAGTATTGATAATGTAGTAACAAACTCTTTTGCTCTTACTTTTAAAGTTGGTGGCGCTTCTGCAACTCCTCGCCTGGAAATGGCAATGGCTACTGCTCACTTGCAAATTCCAGAGCATAGCATTGATGATGTGATTGCATTGGATACTACATTTGAAGCTCTGCCTTCTACAATTAGTGAAACTGATGAAGTTACTATCACTTATGTTGGAGCAGCATAAAAATAATTCTTGACTTTTATGTTAAGATAACTTATACTAATAAAAATGAAAGTGGGGGTGTAACAACCCCCACTATTTTATAAAACTAACCCTAAAAGGATGTAGAATGACAGAAGTACCCTCTAAAGTAGAACCGGTTTCATTGGCGAGTCTTATGACTCCAAGTAAAACAGTAACAATAGACTTTTCAGGCTACAAAAATCTTACTGTAGATTTATGCTACCTTGGTCGAGATGAGCTGTTAAAACTTCGCAAGAAGTGTGTATCAACAAAATTCAATAAAAAAACTCGTCAGCCTGAAGAGGTACTAGACGAAGATAGGTTTCTAACAGAATACGTTAAAGCAGTTATTAAAGACTGGTCTGGATTTAAATATTCATACTTAGAAGAGTTTCTTTTGGTGGATGTTTCTTCTCAAGACCCTAATGACGAACTGCCCTTTACTCAAGAGAATGCAGAGTTGTTGATGAAAAACTCAAATGTATTTGATACTTGGGTAACAGAAACAGTAGGTGACTTAGAAAATTTTACTGGGAGCAAGTAGAGAGAGTTCAACACTTGCTCACTCGCTATGTGAAGGAACAGAGCTCAAGTTTTGATATAGATAAATACCTGTCTATATGCGAACAGTTGGGCGAAGAGCCAGACCCCCAAAAGATGCCGCTTACCGAATCAGATTTTCCTGGTGAGGTACAAGTGGCATTTTTTATGTTTAATTTATTGTCAGATGTGTGGGAAGGAATGTCGGGGTCTTACATGGGCAAAGACTGGTCCGGATGTGATCTTCTATTTTCGACATATGAAGTAGAGGATAAAAAACAAACTTTATATTTTATGAAAGTCTATGAGAGAATATTAATGAATCATAGATTTGAAGAGGCAGATCGAAAACGAAAAGCAGAAGAACGTAGGTCAAAAAGCGGTGGTAAAAACTACACCCATAATGTACAAGGTTAATGGCTGAAAATACGATAAAGATAAAAGTAAAGATAGATGACGATGGTAATCTATCTTTAGTCGGTAAAAAAGCAAAGACAACAGCACAGTCTTTTAATCAAGTAGCCGAAGGTTCAAGAAATGCAGATCGTAATATAAAAGGCGTTGCACAAGCATCTTCTAATGCCTCTAAAAACTTTTCTAAAATGTCTCAAGGCATGGGCGGTCTTGTTGGTGCCTATGCCTCTTTAGCTGCTCAAATTTTTGCTATTTCGGCCGCATTTAATTTTCTAAAGTCTGCAGGAGATTTAAAAGTTCTTCAAGCTAGCCAACAGGCTTATGCTTCTAGTACTGGTTTATCGTTGCGAGTACTGGCTAATGATATTGTTGCTGCTACTGATGCTCAAATTAATTTTACAGAAGCATCACAAGCAGCAGCAATAGGTACAGCTGCAGGCTTAAATCCCGCTCAGCTAAAAGAATTAGGTACTGCAGCCAGAAATCTTTCTGTTACTCTTGGAAGAGATGTAACTGATTCTTTTAATCGTCTTGTTCGTGGTGTTACAAAAGCTGAACCAGAATTGCTCGATGAACTAGGCATTATTCTTCGTTTGGATGATGCAAATGAAGAATATGCAAGAAAGCTGGGTAAAACTGCTTCAGAACTTACTCAGTTTGAAAGAAGCCAAGCAGTTGTAAACAAAGTCTTAGAGGAAACACAGCGAGTAGCTGCTGTAGCTCCTCCAGATGTAAATCCATATAATCAGCTTGCAAAAGCATTTGATGATATATTAAATCAAATTAAGCTAGTAACTGATGCTATTGCTGGGCCTTTAGCAAAAGTTCTTACAGATACTCCAGAACTTGCTATCGCATCCTTCTTGCTATTGTTAAAGGGGCCTTTGGCTGCATTAGGAATTAACTTTGGTAATATAGCAAAAAATGCGAGAGAAAGTGCTGATGCTCAAGCTTTGGCAGCTCAAAAAGCAAAAGCAGCTTATGAAAGTACGAAAATAACAATTCAATCCACCACTGCAGCTATAAGAGAACAAGCTGCTGCAGCAGTTGCTGCTGGAAGCCAGTCTAAAATATTGGAGCAGTTTGGCTCTGGAGGAGTAATGACTCCTCAAGCAAGAGCTACACTGAAAAGAGCCTTAAACGCTGCTGAAAAAAATTATGCTGAACACACTAAAATAACAAAAGGCATCTTTAAGGGAATGGATATTGCAATTGTTAGAGATTTTCAGTTAGCAATGGCTCAATTAGAAACTGCTGAGAAAAGTAAAGTAACTGGAACCCAAAAAAATGTTGCAGCTTTAGTCTCTTTTTGGACTACGGGAATGGCAAAAATTAAAGCTGTCAGTGCTTGGATGCTTACTTGGGGTACTAGGCTTTTAAATGCATTAGGGTGGATAGGCATAGCAGTAACAGGCTTTCAATTACTTTCTAACTATATGGGGTGGTTTAAAAAGGAAGTAGATGAAACAAACAATGCGTTGGAAGAAACTAGACAAAGATTTGAAGAATTAAATAAAGAGTTCACAGACTTTGTAGGAAAACAAAAAGATCTTGCTAAGGCTGGAAGAGGGCAAGAAATCTTTGGAAATGTAGGCCGAATGATTTCTATGACTACAGAAGATCAATTCTTACAAGCAGAAAAAGATTATAGGAAAGCACTCGATCTTCAAAAAGAATTAGATAGAGCTAATCAAAGACTTCGAGAACGTCAAGATAAACGTCAGACCAGAGGCAGGGTAGATCAGAATAAACAAGATAAAAAGACGGTAGAAAGCATAGAGGCTCAAATTAAAGACCTGGAAGCCGGCAGAGATACTATTAGTAGAATATTACAAACTGCAGAAATCACACAGCTTATGGATGAGGGTATGGGCCAGTCTATAGCATTAAATGCTTTCCAAGCTTTAATCATGAGCGGAGAGGCGACAGAAGAACAACTTCTAAATGCTAGAAATGCTGTTATTGAGTTTGGCTCTAAAGTTTCAGAACTAGGAACCCTTATAAAAGATTCTGATGATACTACATCTGATTGGATACAATCTATGGCGCCCCTTTCCGGAGGAGAGAAGGCAATTAATGCTATAAATCAAGAACTAAGACAATATGCAGACATTGCTGCAGGTTTGGTAGAAGGAGAGGCCGGATTATCAGAAACGCAGATAGAGAGACAGCAAGAGTTAAGACAGAATCTTGAGATAATAGAGCACGCAGAAGATAGAATTCATGAAGCTAAACTAAGGTCTATAGAAACAGATAGAGCTGCTGAAGCTGCATTAAGAAATATACAGCAAGAGCTACTCCCAATTCAGAATAATCTAATACAACAAGAAAAATTAAAGAACAGTATAGCAGATCGAGATGCTGAGATAAAAACATTAAAGGATATAAAAAATTTGGGGGAGGAACAAACTCGAGCAAATAAAAGAAGAGTAGAAGAATTAGAAGCATTAAATGCTTTAGATGAGCAAAGACTGGATTATGCAGTAGAAGATTATGCCATAGAGCAACGAATTTATAATCTTAAAATAAGATTAAAAGGTGAAAGGCTCTATGCAGAAGAACTAAATTTTGTACAGCAAATAGTTTCTCTTAAACAAAAAGATTTACAGTTTAGTAAAGATCTTTTAAATGTTGATATTGAAAGACAGAAATTACGACTGGCTGCACAACAAAGAAGATTCCAAGCAACTAGTGCTCTATCTTCTACAGGGCAAGAAAGAATCTTGGCACAACAAACATTTGATCTGGAAGCAAGCTTAATTGCTTCTAGAGTCGAAAGCATAAGACTAGAGTTTGAAGGTAAAAAAGCGCAGGCACAGATTGAAAATGAAATTGCTACGCAGAAATTGAAAGTTTCGGAGATAGAATTAAAAAACAGAGCTGCTGCCGGCAATATTGACGAGGAAGAAAGCGAGCGCCTAAAGGCTTTGGCAAATAGTACGGCTGCTATAATTCCACAACTTCGGTCCCAGCTTGGTTCTCAGTTAGAACTTCTTGATGCTCAAGAATTGCTCGCGCTAGAACAAGTAGCTGATAGTTTTCAGGAAGCTTTTGAAAATTTAAATAATCTAGAGCCTCTAAAGGTTTTAGGCACTCAGGTTAAAAATAATTTACGAGAAGGTGTAGCCGAAGGGTTAAAAGACTTATTTACTAAATCCGAATCAAGTTTTAAACAAGCTATAGCAAAAATAGTTACAGGACTTCTAGATACTGTTGCAGAAAATGCTGCAAATAGTTTAGCAGATTTGATATTTTCGTCCCAGTCTATTGTTACAGGAGCTGCAACATTGGGAGGCGGTATAATAAATGGAGCAAGATCTGCTGCAACAATTTTAGAAACAGCAATTAGAAATGCAATTACTAGCGCTGCCGCAGCTGTTAGACAGTCTAGTACGTCTAGTCAGTCTAGTCAAAGCGCGGGAGGAGACTTTTTAACTAATGTATTTGGTTCTTTAATCTCTTCTCAGATCGGTGGTTCTGGTCTTGGTGCAGCGGGAGGAAACTTCTTCAACAACGTATTTGGCTCTTTGCTTGGCCCTAGGCCTCTAGCTACAGGAGGAAACTTCTTCAGCAACGTATTTGGCTCTTTGCTTGGCCCTAGATCTCTTGCTAATAGTGCTGTTACAAGCACTGCTGCAAGTATGGGTGTATCTAGTCCTGCACAGTTTTTTACTTCTGCAATGTCTGGACAGCTTGGGTCAGGATTTTATTTTGCAAATGGAGGAATGGTAAAAGGAGGCTTCCGTGCGTATGCCTCCGGAGGAGTTGTATCGAACCCAACCCTGGGACTGGTAGGAGAAGGTCGCTATAACGAAGCAATCGTACCTCTGCCGAATGGAAAAGCAATTCCTGTAGATATGAAAGGTTCAGGACAAAACAATGTAACTGTAAATGTTTCAGTAGACGGTAGCGGAGGTACTAGTATGCAACAAAGCTCTGCTCAAGCAGGAGATCTTGGAAAAGCTATTGCTAGAGCAGTACAGCAAGAACTTCAAAATCAAAAACGCTCGGGCGGAATACTTAGCCCGTATGGAGCAGCATAATGGCACTCGGATTTACAACAACAGCAGCCTATGGTAGTAGACAAATACTTCCAGATAGAAACTTAACTAGAAGCTCGTCTCCCAGGGTATTAGTTGCAAGATTTGGAGACGGGTATGAGCAGCGTCTAGCAGATGGAATTAACTCTATTCAAGAAAGTTTTTCTGCTACCTTTAATAATCGCACCGCTGCTGAGATAGACGATATTACAGGCTATTTTGCTTCTTTAAAGGGAGCAACTGCTTTTACTTACACAATTCCAGACGATAATGCAGGAGGGGGAGAACTAGCAATAAAGGTAGTTTGTGAAAACTATAGTCAAGTGTACCAAAATGATGGATACTATTCAGTTACAGCAACTTTTAGAAGAGTTTATGAAGCATGAGTGAATTAATTAGTGCAGTACAACTACAAGAGCCAGGCAGTGAGTTAATAGAGCTTTATGAAGTTACTGTAGGCGATAGTATTTTATACTTTCATTCAGGACTAGAAGCAGATTTATCTACTGTTCAATTTCGAGATAGGACAAGTCCGTATACAGTTAGAACCTATACGGCTTTTCCTATTGAAATGGAAGGGGTGGAAATGTCGGGAGACGGCTCTATAAATCGACCTACTCTTACTGTTGCAAATGTTGCAAATACGTTTTCTTCAGTGATTGGAAATATACGGGCAGAGGACTTAGTAGGAGAAAGGCTTACAAAAAGAACAACTCTGAAAAAATATTTATATGGAGAATCTGGAGATGCTTCGCCTCCTGTAGAATTTCCTATAAAGAAATTTATTTTGGATAGAATCTCTGGAGAGACAAATACTGCAGTAAGTTATGAACTTGCAGCTCCTTATGATTTATCTGGGATTACTTTGCCAAATCGCAAAGTTATAGGAAAATACTGCTCTTGGCAATATCAAGGGTATGGATTGAATGAAAAAGGTGGGTGTATTTGGAGCAAAGACAGTCTTGTATCTTATGCCGATGGTTCTGGAGGAATAAACACTCATAAGGCTTATTTCACGGAAGACGATAAACCTATAGTTCCTTCTGGAAGTACAATGACTGGCTGGACTTCCGGGCAGTATGAGACTTATGTAACATATAACGCAGGAACTTCCTACTCTGTTGGAGACTTTGTAGAATATAACGATGGTACTCAAACAACCGTGTGGAAGTGTATAGTTGCGGGAAGTGGAAATACTCCTGGAACAACTTCTACTTATTGGGAAAAAGGGGACGTGTGCGGCAAAAAACTATCTTCTTGCAAATGCAGGTTTCAGTTTAAGCCCCAGACTCCCGCAAGTGCTAATTCAGAGCCTGCAACGGACAAAAATACCAGCAAAGTATTACCTTTTGGAGCATTTATAGGAAGCTTAAAGTTTAGATGATCGACGAAATTCAGAAGCACTTTGAAGACAACTACCCTCGAGAAGCTTGCGGCATAATTGGGATAATAAAAGGAAAAAAGGAATATTTTCCTTGTGAAAAT